GTGCGGCAATACTTGGCCATGGTCTTTTCGGCCCACACGCCCATCCATTCGTAGATCCGCTGGTAACAGTGGCCCGGACCGGTGCCTAGCTTTGTATTTCCAACCTGACCGCTGAACAGATCGTCAGTTGGCAGGTGGGCATCGTAGCTGTCCCATGCCTCCAGTGAGGCGGGTAGCGGCCATAGCTTTGCGCCTAGCCCAGCGTAAAGAGGAAGGTTGCGAGCGGGTGCGTAAACGTCCACCACACCACCAGACTCTTGGACTAGGTAGTGTACGAAGGCCGTTGCTATAACTGCGTCCCCGATTGCCCCGGCGCGGTAGACCGCAGTGGCTCCGCCGGTAGCGCGGCCTTTATAATAAGGCTTGATCTTGTGTGGGCAAGGGATCGAATCGTCCCAGGGCTGGCCGGTTAGCTCATCAGGCAACACATAGGTGTTGCGGGGATAGAGCATGTTGTCATCGACCTTGTGGATTGAATTGGTTTGGTTTGTCCAGAGTTTCATTGGTTGTTCTCCTTATTCAAATACCTCGACCTCCAGCCCTGCTTTCTGGCGTGCTGGATGGCCCCACGGTCCGTCTTCCACGCGCGTGCGATTGACGATACCGTGTAGCCATTCTCGTAAAGCACCTGCCAAATGCGGTATCGCTTGTCCACCGCGTCTGGTGAGTTGCCGTCCATCTTCACCGATTCGGATATTTTAAGTTGCTTGGTTTCTGGGATGGATTTCATTTCCATCATCATGGCCATCTTGGCGTGCAACTCCATCCTTGCCGCCTCAAGACGGCGGGCGGCCTGTTCCAGGCTGTTAACCCTGGCGGTCAGCACATGGATCGGGTTAATCTGTTCTAGTGTGTTCATTTTTCTTTTCTCCTTTTCCAATCAGTTCCCATGCAATCACCATCGCAGAATCCACCTGCGCAATGATTGCGTTGATGTCGATGACCTGCCCGTGGCCAACGCTACCCCGCAACTTGACCAGTTGCCTTCTGGCCTCGTTGAGGATGTCGCGTTGCCACGTCAGGCGTTGCGTCTCCGAAACGATCATTAGCCGCGCATTCTGAACTTGCGACCACCGGCCTTGGGCTTTACCCCAGCCGAGCGCAGTGCGATTGCCAAGATCTGCTTCTCGCTGCGAGGCGTGCCGCCGGCACCGCGAGCCGATCCCTTCTTCTTATTGTCCGCGCGTAGTTCTTTGATGTTCTTCCCGATGTCTTTGCCTAATGGCATGGTTTATTCTCCTGTTTGTACGAACCGCCCGGTCAGAAGATCCAGCTTCCATCCGTGTCCGTGAAACTTGTCGTATAACATTTGATTCATAATCCAAGCCAGCGGACCAGCCTCCTTGCCCATCAGTTTGCCGGGAACAACATCGCTGTCTTCCAGAATGTCGGCCAGCGCATCTATATGGCGGCGGTCTATTTCCTCGTAGAAAAACATTAGAGATGTCTATCCATAAGTTCGAGGACTCCAAGCCAATTCTCCTTGGTCTTGAAATAAATTTCCATTGTTGCCGATCCACCCGACCCGCCGCTGCTTTCGATCAAATAGACATCAATCCCGTAAAGGCTTGTGTCATCCTTGTAGGCGTAGTAGCCCTTGAAATCTATCTGGTTGAACGAAAACATCACGTGGTCGTCAACGTAAATCTTCACCCGCCCGTTGTAGATTTTCAGATTGTAAGAATGACTCATTGTATATACGCCATGTATCTATTCCCTGTCTCCAAAGAAAAGCACAAGCGCGGTGAAGATCACCATCCAAATGCAAAAGATCAACCAATCGTTCATCGCCATGCTGGTCCCGTGATCCAAGCCACCAGCACCCATCTGGTTCCCCAGATCGGAGCCTTGGCGCGATGTTTCATCCAAGACGGGAAGAAGCTTGCCGACCCCTGTTCCCTTGCCTGCTCATGGTTATGCCAGTTGCCATCCACCTGCAATCCACCGCCAATGTATCCCCTGGCTGGCGAGAGATTGATAACCATGGTCATCTTGCGAATATCGCCCCTGGTTTCTATGGCATCAAAATGCCAGCGAAACCATTGTCCTGGGCGATAGCGCAAGACTTGCAGTTGTTGCATATCGGTAATGTCAAAGTTGTAATGCTCGTTGTTAACCTCGTCTGTGACAGCGGCCACATAGTTGTAGAGCCAATCAAACAGACCAGCCTTGGGAACCCAGCAGGAATCACAAGTGCGATTCCAGCTTCTTACATTCCGTCCATCCTTACCAAGCACCGGCGCACGCTTCATGCCAATCTTATTGGCATCGTGAATGACCAGTTCGCACTGGCCTTGCGTCAATACCTTTGGAACCGTTACCGCTGTGAGCGTTTTTTGTTTGAACTTTTCTTGTGTGTGCATTTCTTTCCTTTGGTTTGAATAAATCGTTTTATGGCCTGGTTAAATCCGTAATTAAACAAAGCATCATTATCATTGGATATTTCGCACCATGCAGCATGGCATACCTCTTGCCTAGTCTTGTCATCCACCTCAATATCAAGCTCTACCATCCTGACCTCGCGCTCGGCAAGGATCTTGATCTGGCCTAATCCATCCATTTTGATTTCTCCGTGGTCGCCTTTCTTACAAGCCAGAATAGAAAGCCTCCCAGAAACGCGATCATTGACACTGTTATTCCGCATAGCACGACCATGATTCCGACCTGCGCCAATACGTCAAGCGCAAATTTTGCGTATTCAATTAACATTACCCAATCCCCTTTTAATCACCCTGTTTAGGGTTGCCTGGTCAATTCTAACCCCAGCCATTTTGCACCAGAATAAGACAGTCCCGTTCTTGATGTCCCGCACAAGTGACCTGACTTCCTTAACGTCCCGGTAGCAGTTGCAATCCGAAAGTTTACCAATGCGGTTCTTGGTGACCCTGAGTCCATCCAGCACACCTCTGCGCTGTAGTAGCCGTATGTCCTGCATGGCTCGGATGGCGACTTCTCCTGCAAGCTGTTTGATTCTGTCATCCTGGTCTCCTCTGGTAAACTGTGCTGAAATCATCGGCGTTTCCGCTTTCCGCTTCGATCCTTGCACCACAAATGATACGCATTCCACAAGTCTGCTGCGTTTTGTGCGCTTTCCTTATTGTCAAACAAATCATCAATGGATGGCAGACCATTCGGAGGGACAGCCCCCCACAAGCGCGGTCCAATCGGGTTACCGGCCATGGTGGTCACACGCCACTTGCCGTCCTCCCTTTGGACTCGCACGGGTGTCATCGGCCAAGTTCTTTCAATTTGGCATCGTCTGCTTTTATGTCCTTCATCAGCCTATCAAGATCCGCACTTTGCCCTGCGTAGTGAATGATCTGCGCATCCTTATAGCGATCCAGCCCAAAGTGTTCCTCTACGCTGGTCATGCAGTTATAAGCCGGGTCAAGGTTGCAGGTGGCCGTGGACCATAGGTGCAGTTGCAGATTCATCCAGGTCTGTTCGGCAAAATGATTTGGGAATAGGCCAATCGGCGGCTGGCTGAGTGCGCCTACGGCCTTGGGCATAATCACAAACACGCCGGTGTTGAAATAGAAGCTAGGCTGGAATCCTGGCACAAATCCAAAGGCATCAGCCAATCCCTTCAGCCCAGGTTTGCGGTCTAAGTAAGCTCCTTCATCCAATGCCATGAACGTGCAGTCTGGCTCCAGCAACGCACCAATCTCATCGCAATCCTCGGCCACAAGCACATCGCAGTCTAGGAACGTAACCTGCTCGTAATTCCGGGCAGCGATGATATTGCCGATTGCCAGCTTGCTGTACTGCACCGGCTCAACAAACGGCTTCTCCAGCGTGAGCAAATCAATTTTATGCCGTTTGCAATAAGACTCCATGCGCGGCTTGGTTAGTTCCAATACCTTGTGCCAGCCGTCTCCGAACGCTTGGGTGACGAGTGCTTTCTTCATTTCCAGATAACTCCATTATCGTCAAGATCGCTGCTGAGAAGCATTAACTTGTTGTAAAGTGAATAGCCGTATCCGTATCGCATGATCGTGATGCTGATAAAGTCACCTATCCAATAACAAATCCATGCAATGGCAAGTTTCATACAACCTCAAAAACATCACCGGCTTTCTCGCGGATCATTTCTTCGGCTACTTTGACCAAATCTTTACTAGGATTATCCACGCTATTGCCATCAATCATAATGCTTAAATTCTTAACCTCGCAATCCTGCGGAACCTCAACAACAACGTGTTCTCTGAATCCCCTGGGACCAATGTCCTCCTTGCCAACCTTTAGGACTGCATCTGCAATCACATCACAGATTCGTCCTTGCCAAACAAACCTTGCCTCTAGTGTGTCCATTTCTATTTCTCTCATAATCTAGGTAGTCCTTTTTTTAATTGCATCCATGCAAACAAAGCTCTTACCACGGCGCGTTCAAGATGGTCAAGAGAAGTTTCTCCGGCCTCGTCTGGGCATGGGTGGTTTAGGTGGATCTGTTGCTGTGCGGTGACAGCGTGTTTGATGCAACGTGTAATATGGTAATCGTATGTCGGCTTATCCTTCCAGAACCACTCGCCATACGCAGACTTGGCGGACCCGTTGCCCATCACCCTCCACACAATCTCGGAGGCGGCTTCACCCATCTCTGAAATTGTGGGAGGGTTTTCCATTACAGCTTCATCCCCGGTGGGGTGTACTTCTTCGCCCACGCCCACACCTTGAGCATGGCGTTAAATGCAATACCGGCCTCGTATAACTCCTCATCAGACCAGCGATGGATCACCAAGGTTTCCGGATCATTGGCCGCCAAGACCACCGAAACGCAAGCGCATTTCGGATTGTCGGATGCGATCCTGTAGGCCCATAACTGGGCGCAATCAGAATCGTAGAACGGGTCATACTTGGGGTTCACCTTCCTATTCTTAAGGTCGATGATTGCGTCCCCAATCCCCTTCAACCGGACGTAGGCATCGCACCGTCCAGCGTAACCAGCACCGACCAACGCCTTCTCGCACCAATATGTTTTCTCAACATTGTCTTCTGCCCATTCGCGGAAGGTTTTGATGTAGGGTTGAAGATCCTCATCCTTGGATACAGCACGTCCCATAAGGATATTCTCTGCCTGCTCATGCATACGAGTCCCATGCTCGGCTGCTTTGGTGGTTGACTGTTTTGAGTCCTGCACGACCCGCTTTGCATATTCTTCAAGCGTTTCATTTTCCTCCTTTGGCAACGTGAGCGAGGACATGATGGCCTGCTCGATCTTCCACGCCGTAAGTTGTGGCTTATCCATGATTCCAAGCACGCTGGTGACGGACGGGAGTAACCCCATCTTCCGGGCATCGGCAACCGTGGTGTTACGCTCGTTGCCATTCTTTCCAATGACAACGTGCGCGGATTCGCCTTTTTCGGTATACCAATGACCCGCCTGGTCGGTAGCGACCAGACGGGTTTGGTTAGGCTCTTTTGATGTTATGGTAAGGGACATCAGAATGGCATCGTGTTGCCGTCAACATCGGTGCTTGCGGACTTATGCGCCACTGGCGTACTAACCGCACCGGACAATTCCTTGCTTTCAAGGATCTTTCCCTGCAACCATTCTGGCATCTCTGCAAACGCACCACCCTTGCCCTCTTCGATCTCGTAAAACACCTGCGTGTTCTCGGTGGTGGTAGGAGCCTTGACCGACTTGGGTAGCTTGGCCAATCCTTGGATGGCGCAATACTCACGCCCTGCTTGGCTGGTCTTGCGGACCAGCGTGAGCATGGCGGCCTTGCCTAGCAGGTTCTTCATGTTGAATGCTGCCAGTTCCTTGCTGGTGAAGCTCTGGCCCCGCCAAGTCTCCAAGTGCTTGCGGAGCGTGGCACGCTCGCCAAGGCTGCGGGTTAGCTCCATGCTGACGACCATCGGCTTTGCAACCTTGGTGGTCTTGCCGTTCTCGGTAACTTCTCCTTCGATTGTTTGGTCGGGAAGCTCAAACGCCAAGCGAACCTTGGGGGTCCACTTCTCGTCTCCGTCCCAGTTGGTTTTCTGCGTGCCAAGATCCACGATGCTGAAACACACCCCAATGGTGGCTCCAGCTTCGGGCAGTTGGCGTTCTCCGTTTTTCGATTCAGTTGCGCTGATGGTTAGGCTCATTGCATATCTCCTTTATTGATTGATGGTTGTTGGTTTATTTGAGGTGAAGGTATATAAATCCCTTGTGCAACCGTTGTGGCATAGGGCGCGGGATGCACAATGTCGATCTTCAAGTTTGGCGGGGCAATGTGACGGGCGATTTCGCACACATCATCGGCTTGTAGAATAACCAGCCACTTCTTCTCGCCGTTGCGCCTAAAAAATACGGATGGAATCTTGTTGTCCGGGCAATCCTTGACCGCCTGGCGCATCCACTCCTCAGGCTTTACCTGCTGACAACGCTTGCCTTCAATGTGAAATGGAAAGTTCTCGCAAACCACATCCCCGGAACCACCCTCTGGATTGCCGGCGTACTGCTGTGTGCGCCTAGCCTTTTGCCATCCCTGCTCACGCAAATAATTTGCCAGCTCCCGCTCGCCCGCCGCGCCTTTACGTCTTGAGTTGATTGCCATGCCCAACGCTAGGGCAAGTGTCAAATTTCAGTCAATGCTTTTTTTTCTCCAAATCCTCAGCCATCACAGCCATTAGCCCGGCACCGGATAACTTCTTGCATATCTGCGGGTTATCAATGACCCACTTGGCGCAAGCCTCAAAGGAATCTAGGTTTTTCAGCGCATCTTCAAACGTGCGCCATGCCCTAACCGACTCTTTCAAAGATCGCTGATTATGCGCCATGAGGAACCCGTTTTAGCCTGACACTTCTTGTTCTTGCTTTTGCATTCGTGTGGTTTGAATATCCAAAATAGGTCTGCATCCATAGCCCAACAAATAATGTAGTCAACAATTACCTTGGTATAAACCGTCTTACATTCACTTCCAACGCTGGTCATAAACCCATAGCGATTTCTTTCCGAATCTGGCTTCTCGCTGGTCTTAACCTGGATGCGAATAAACCTTCCGTCCTTCTCGGCCACCAGATCGTACCCCGCAAAATCCTCCATCGGCGCAAGTACGCTGTATCCGTTGCGGAACAAAATGCTGGCCACCCTAGCCACCCCCACCGCGCCTATTTGCCGGTTGGATAATTTCTTGATTGACATGGCTGGTTTTCGGGTAGAGACTTTTTACATGAAAAGAATACTATTGGCAATGGCGGTGCTAGTGGCACCGGTGATGGGGGAGGAAGATGCCGTGCTTGGAGTTATTATTGGTAGCAATGGGTTTCAGTGTGGTAAAAATTGCGCCATTGGGCCAGATGGAGTTGCTGTTTATGGAGATGGTCATGGAAATTATATCACCTCAAAGGGGCTTGCCTACAAGAGCGGTACTGATTATGTGGCATCAGAATCAACTTATGTGACAAAAGGCAATGGATGGTTTTATGGAACAAAGTCAGCCATTCAAGCTGGCGATGCGTATATGGGGTCAAGTTGTGCTTTTGTTGGAACATCAAGGCCGGTTACTTTGCGTAAACCTTAACCCTGTCCAAATGTAGCAAGCCTATTGCGAATCCTGTTTTCAAGGCCACTAATAAACTTTTTTCTTGCAGGATTGGCCTGTGCCATTCTGTATTCATCTTGTAATTGGGCATCGCTTGCAGCCCGCATCAATGCCTGGGGTTGCACTTGGTTAATTGCCGCCAGCGTCTTTGGCCCCATAGCACCATCTATTGAAACATTTTGACCAAGTGTTCTCAATCCCTGCTGAATGTATTTTGTCGCACCTCCCATTCCCCTGTTAAACGCGAGGTCTTGTGCGAATGGCCTAATTGGTTCTGGCAGCCTTGATACGAATGGACTTGTATATTCCTTAATGTATTGGGCGGCGGCTTGCGCCCTGTCTTGTGCTGGAAGCGAAGCGATTCTTTTGAATGCTTCCGGGTGGTATTTGTCATTTATTCCAGCAACCTCAAAATTTCCACCCATGTCTCCCGCTGGAAGTTTGTAAACCTGCACATTCCCTTGCTTGTCTTTTCTGGCCTCCCAATCAATCGTTTTTAATGCAGCAATTGATAGCGGATCTTGCTCTTGATTCATTGGTTTTATTCCTTCAATTATTTCATATCCAGGCAATGATTGCTTTGGTTGTTCTTGTTGCTTTGATTTAATGGATTCAAGTGGAATTGTTTTTCTTACCTCTTCTGGAACGGCCTCATATCCTGTTCCAGTAAGTTCCTTTGAAATCATGTCGTTTCTCAATGAAACATCTTTTGATGGACTTGTTGCAAATTTCACTGCCGTTCTCCCAGCCTTATTCTGTTTGCGTATCTTGACACAAACTCATTTCTTACATCATCGGATACACGAGAATATGCGCTTCTTAATACAATAACCTTATCCTCATTCTTCATTCTCTTGAATGAACTGTCTGCAAAAACTTTCTCAGCCGCTTGCCTGTTGGCTTGGCCACGCATTCTTGCGTATGTCTCATATAGGTCTGGTTCAAGCCTATACTTAACATTATCGAGTGTAAAATTACGAAGTGGCTTTGGTGGCACAACATCACCGTCATCTGTTTCCTTGAAGATTTTGTATATTCCAAGAGTGATCGGATCGTAGGTAACCTCACGACCCTTGGTTACGTCAAAGAAATTGTATGCAACCGGGTCTGCACCTTCTGGTGTTTGCGGAACCTCACGACCCCAAATATCAATACGCCTTGGCATATCTTCATCCATTGATGGAATCCTTCTTTTTATGACTTCACCAAAAATGTTAAGCATCTTTTCCGGGCCTTCCCCGGGAACATCCTTAATTTGGAATTTTTCTGGCATGGTTTCACGCATTGTTCTTGATACTGCCGTAAGCGTATTTGGAAGAGGAATGGATGCAACGACTCCATAATAATCAGAGATCCACTTGTCAAGAGTTGTTCCGCTTCCATCAAGCATGGCTGAAAGTAGGCTGTTTGTGCCTTTCAAAAAACTTTGATTGAATGCAAAGGAAAGCGTTTCTGGAAATAATGCGCTAAATTCAAGGCCGGCATCTTGAGATCCTTTTCTTGTTGCCTGATTGGCCGCATTCATTGTTGATAATATCCCGCCAACGATACCCAATTTATCCAAAGAAATTATCTTGTCACCAGGTTCGGTTTCAGTTGATTCTCCGTTGGCATATCTTTGAAGTTTGCTTAAATTTATTGTTGATGGTGCCTCTGTTTGATATTGAACATCTCTTATCTTTTCAGATGTGGAAGGCTTTCCAGATATGATTCCTTCATCTGAAAGAAGTTTTGCAACACCGAGTAAAGTTGTTCCTGTTACGGCCTTTCCAAACATCATTTGAGCTTTTCTATAATCACCAGCTTTTGCCGCTGCCGCAGATTTGTATAATGAATAAGGAGGAAGCGCAAATTCCATCATTTCATCCAATACGTTTACTGGAGTTTTGGCGTATGGAATAATTGATTTACCGGCAAGCCTTGCAAGCCCAGACTTGCTCCCGGCTCCAAATAAGTTTGCCGCATTTAATGCGGCTCTTGTTAGCATTGTGTCTTGCTGGAATACAGCCTGTGCTGCTTCATCCTCAATTTTTGATAATTGCCTTGCTGTTGGTAGTCTTACTGCAACTTCAAGAGCTTTTCCTGTTTTCCCAGCAAGCTGTGCCTGTTCTGCCAATAGCCTTGCCTGTGCTATTTTTCTGAATGGCGTATCGCCAAGTTGTAGCAAACGAAGCATTGTTTCCGGCGCAACCCCAAGTGCGGTTTCTGCCGCCAATCTTGCCCTGTCCACAGCTTGGGCCGTTATGCCCCTAAATCCAGATTGAACAGGCTTTGCTAATCCCTCTCCTGTCCAAAATTGCTTGAATGCCTGCAACGGTTGAAAACTGCGTATTTTTTCTCCAGCCAATAATCCTTCTGCCGTAATTCCTGTTCTCAAACCACGTAATCCTTCAGCAAGGCCACGACCACCAGCTTTAGCAACCTCAATTGTTCTTCTAATTCCTCCAGTTGGAGGAGCAATCAATCTTGGGCCAACTTCCTTTCCAATCAATTTTTGGAAAGCTCTTCCTATCTCTTGAGTGGCAAAAGCAACCTGCCTGCTTGCCAAACGCAATGGCGCGTTTATTGCATTACTCCAAAGGTTTGTGGCTAATGACATTGGAGCAAGAAGGTTTCCCTGAATAACGGTTGGCAATGTTTCTCCAAAAAACTTTTTAGGCAGAAGCCTGCTTTCAAATAACTGCATTCTATAAAAACCATCCATTAGCTTTTTTTCCGCATCAATCGCGGCTTTTATATCTGAATCATTCAATGTTGATCTTGCTTTTTCCGCAAGGTTATCAAAAGTATTTTGAAGCACCTGCTTTTCTGAAAACAATGTTTTTGCTTTTGACACAAGATCATTTGTAAGTTGTCTTCCAGATTTTGATACTGCTTGAGTGAGTCCAAGTATGTATCCTTCAGGTGTCGAGGTTTTAATCAACTTGAATGCGTTTAGTGCTTGCGCTGGATCTGTGGCAAGTTTTCCAAGTCTTTCTGCAAATGTTTTTTGTGCCTCAATATCACCAGATTCAACCGCCTTGTTAAACTGCACTGCGGTTGCAACAACCTTTTCAGGCTGTGACCCGGTTCTAGTTATTTCATCAATAACTTCTGGTGTTTGATTTGCTATATTGTCGGCAGCTTCTTTATATGAAAATTTTTGATATTGTATGTCACCCTTGGCAAGATCCTCACGCATTTGTTTGCTAAATTTTGGCTCTTCAATAATTCTTTGCGAAGTTTGTCTTATGCCCATTCCTGGTGCGGGTTGCGGAATTTCAACTTTTCCGCCAACTTCTTGTGCAATAGCTTTTTCAACCGCAGGCGCGGCCGTTATTGTTGCAACATCTGCCTTTGGTGCTAATGCTCCAAATGCTTTTCTTCCCAAGGTTGCAATACCTCCAACAGTAGGTGTAAGCAATGATGCAGCTGTTGTGGTTATTGGATACTTCTCAACATCGCGCTGTAATACTTCGCTAATCCGAGCCATGCGTTCTGGGCCTAACAATGCCTTGCCTGCTGCCTCTTGAGCCTTTTGTCCAGCAATATAACCACCAGCCCCTACTGCCAATCCGGCCGCAAGCCTAGCTGGAAGTCCGCCAGGAAGTGGCAATGCCGCAGCAGTTTCGGCGGCAATCGCTCCAGTTGTTGATGGAAGAATCTGGCTTGCAACTGTTCTTGCAATAGCACCCAATCTGGTTGGTTCTTCAATTACATCGTAACCAGGCAACTCTTTCCCGCTTGCATCAACCTCAACCCTAACCGTATTTCCAGACTGATCTTGACCAATAGCAAATCCTCCACCAGTAGTTTTATCTGTTCCAGATGAAACAGTTTTAATTCCTCTTGATTGAGCAAGTTTTACCGCTGGTAATGCTTTCTCCTCTATTATACCATCTTGAATGGCCTGCTCGGTTGGCTTGTATCCTTCAGCGATTGTTCCATCGGGTCTTTGAATTGCCTGTTCTTGATCCAGCCTTTTGCTTGCAAGTGCTCCTGCCTGTTGCTCAGTTGCTCCTAGAGCAATTTGTTTCTTTACCTCGTCATCAAAAATCTTCTGTCTTTCTGGAGACAAAACATCACGAGGATCGCCACCTTTTGATATGTAATCCTGCTTTACACTGCTGGCTTCCAACTGGTCTGGTTCTATAACCTCATATCCAGGCAGTTTGGCCTCTGGTTCAAGAACCTCGTAGGCCATAAATTATTTCAACCTTACTTTGCCTACCCCTTGGATAGTGATGACATCACCAGTTTTTGCGCCAGCAGAGCGCGCCTCTGCCTCGCTCGCATACGATGCGGATTGAGCCTGCTGCTGAATTGGTTTGGTTGCCTGCACGATTGGTTGCTGAACCGGCTGTCCGGTCGGAACATTGCTTTGCTTTGTTGACATATTGTACGTCAACTCAAGGTCGCTTCTCAATGCTTCTGCCTGCTTTCGCTTCTCTTCAGCTTTTTGTTCGTATGTTTGGGCAAATGGAAGAATGTCTGGACCAAATCGAATATTTCCAGCAGCTTTTTGTTTTGATGCCTCAATATCTGCTTTAACAGAAGCTTCTTGTGCTTTCCCAAATTCCTGCATCAATCTATCACGTTTCATGCGCGTCATATCGGACTCAAGATTTTGAGCTTCACCAGCATTTGCGGCTGCACCAGTAAGAAACGGTTGGAATGCCTGCGGAAGTTTATCAACCTCATCGGCATAAATATCGGCAGACACCTTGCCGTCCTTATAGACAAGTTTTGAGCGCAATTTAACAGGCTCTTGAGCAACCGGTTTTTGCATCATTTCTGGAATATCAACATTAAACATCGCCATAATTATCTCCCTTAAATCTTAAACGAAAATAAGTTTCCAAGTCCAGTGGCAATTTGCCCAAATTGTTGAGCAAATGTTGGCTGACTTGCCTGAGCCGCCGTATACGCACCATACGTCTTGGCCTGATAGTCAGCCAAAGAATTATAAATGCCAGCCGCATTCTGCGCCCCTTGGAACCCGGCCATCGGGTTGACATAAGCGTATGGAATATTTGCGGAAGGTGTGGCTTGGAAGCCGCCAGTTTGTCCTGGTTGCGATGCGGCTAGGTAATTGCTCAACAAGCCCTGTTGTTGCATCATGCGCTGGTTGGCAAGATTATAGGCGGTTGGACCACCAGCCGTAAAGTCGGCGGCGGCACCAAGGCGGGACTGCTGGAGTGAATTACGCAACGCCACATCGCGGGCAAGCGCATCAGACATGGTTTGACCTGACGACAAGAACCCCTGCGCCGCACCAAGGCGTGCGGCCAGCCTTTGCTCGCCAGCCGCTCCGGTTGTGACCGCCTCCTCGACCGCAGGCGCAACACCAAAGATGTTGCCTCGGGCGGTCTGGGCGGCGCGGGCGGCTTGCTGGTATTGTCTCTGTTCCTCGGCTCCAAGCTGGGAACCAAGCGCAACCTGCGCCCCAATCCTCTGTTCCACATCCCTACGCATGGCTTCTGTTTCTGGGCTGGTGGTTGCACCAAGCGGAGTCTCGGCCATCGTCTGGTATTGCTTTGAAAGAGCGCGGACGGTTGCTCCGATTGTGGGGTCAATTTGCTCAATTTGAGCTATAGTGCGTTCCTCTGGAAGACGAAGAGATTCTCTAAATTTAGAGACTGCCGTTCTTGCTTGTTCTCCAGATACTCCAGTATAATTTTTGTAAAGACTCTCAGCCTGCAAGGTATCTTTAGTTACTTGAGATAGCTGAGTTTTTAGATCATCAATTTGTTTTGTGGCTGTAACTTTTTGCTGTCCAGATAAGCTTGGCAGCATATCCTCAGCCTGCTTAATTCTTGATTGAAGATCAACCGTTGTGGCCTGGCCAAGTTCGTAAAATTTCTTGTACTCACCAAGCCTTGCTTTATTGATGTCATCAATAATCTGCTGGTCTGTAACTTGAGAGTTTAGTTTATATGCAATGTCTCCAGTGCTAAAAACTCTATCACTAGATAATGCGGACAAGCCGCTGGTAACTTGGCCTACTCGCTCGTCAGTCTTTGCAACAATGTTGGCCATGTTTGATGGCACTACCCTAGAGAGTGAATAAATAACTTCTGGAGCTTTCTGGTTTGCTGTATTGATTAAGCGAGATAACGCATCCTCCTCAACCACCAGTCTTGCTCTTGCGTTTTCTTGTTCCTTCCCACCAAGAGAGTTAACTCTGGCTTGTTGTGTTTTTACAAGTTGTTTTTGATTGTCTACTGAGTTAATCGCCGATTGAACATCATCAACATATTGTACTAATTTTGCGCTCTCTGGAGAGAGGTCTTTTGAGTAATAATCTTTTAACTGTTTTGAATAATCAGAAAGTTTATTTTTTTGCTCGGAAGAAAGGTTTCCAACACCGCGCTGTTTTGCTTCTGAAAATTCTACAAAATAATTGTTAACGGCATCTGTAAAATTTTGAGGATTGCTTACTATGCTTTGTTGTTTGTATTTATTGTAAACAGATTTTTGTGTTTCATTTAAGCTATTATTTTTTATATTGGAAGAATATGCGTTTGCAACTTTTTCGTAATTTTGCAATTTTTCTGCTGGAGTTACAGCATTTGCATTAATTCCAATTCTGTTTTGTTCTGCAAGACTAGCATTTTCCTTGATAGAGTTAGAATACTTTTCTGCTTCAGCCTTTGATCCGAAATACTTAGCAGTTGAATTATCAAGCCAATCGCTTCTCCAATTATACCAAGGTTGCCCAGGTTGTGTTGGATTTGGAAGTCCCTGCTTCAGCATGAAGTCATAATATTGTCTGTGAATATCGTTACCCCAATATGCGTCAGGATTTGGTAGGTCTATAATTCTACCAGTGCTTTTCTCTACAAATCCCCTGTAGGAACTCATTAGATAAATTGTCCCATTTGAGATTGCCCCAAGTAATCACCCAAAGGTTTCCCAGCATTTTGTTTTACATCTTGCGGAACAGCACCCATTGGCGATTGCCCATAAAGTCTAGCAAACTGCAATGCCGCTTGCTGGCCTAAACCACGCTGGGTTGCAAAAGCTTCTGGAGCCATTTCAAACTGACGACGCATAGCCTCAAGCGAGCGTTGAGATCCAAGCTCGCGCTCAACCTGCAAGCCAGCCTGCACTGATCGCTGTAAATCTAGCGCAGACATTTGCCGTTCTAGTTCGCGCTGGCGTGGGGAATACTTCTCCCGCAAGCTTTGCTCTAAGGCAGCAATTTCTGGTTGTTTTTGAATGTATGTTTCTAGCGATGAGCGATAGAAAATATCGTTAGCCCTCGCAGCCTCAAGTGGATCTGGCGGAGGAGGTGGTGCTGGCACAGAAGGTGATCCACCCATATTAAACCATGACCTTTCGCATAAACTTCATATAATCGTATTGTTTCCTTTTTCCGTTGCGGTTAAAGATTAGGCTCCTGCGGGGGCCAAGTTCATCCCAAAGGATTGACAGCAGGCATTTCATAGCCAAAAGGCTACGGGCATTAGGTTTACCATCAATACATGTCACAGTCAAGTCCACAAAAGCATCTGGAGCATTGTAGTCATGTTTATAATGGGCAACATCTTGCGATGCGTCAACTGCTCTGGCAATCGCCACTCCTGTAATCTCATCCCCATTCTTGACCACTCCAACAAGATTATTCTTCTCATACCACTCAAACCATTCCTTAAAATTAGGCCATCTTGACTCAGGAACTCCAGACTTCTCAATAAACTCCATAGCCGTCATATATTGGCCTGAACCTGAATGGTGTCGGGGTTGGCGGCAAGCATGATTTGGCGTATGGATAGCTTCCTTGCCGGTGCCTCCATCTTCAGCTTTATATTGCGCCACTTCTGGTAAGACCTCAAACTATCGGCTCTAAAGTTGTGGGTTTGAGCCGAAAGGGTTGCTGGAAGCGTAAATGGCAAAGTCAGACCGCCTGGTGTGGATGTGTCAA